CTTGATAATCGAGGCCGCGCCGGTCGCGAACCCGGCAGCACCGAGGGCGAGACCGGCGGACTTGCCGAACTTCTTCAACGACGACTCGGCGTTGCTCGACGACTTCGCGATCTTCGAGAAGGTCCCCGAAGCCTTGTCTCGGGCGATGACGTCGAAGAAGATGTTCTGGCTCATGTCACCCCGTCCCGGCTCGTTTCATCAGGAAGTTGCGTGCGTCGTCACCACTCAGGGCGGCGGGACCAGGCGACCCGGAGACGGCGTCGAGGAATGCCTCGCGCCGAGTCCGGGAGAAGGTCAGGAACTCATCGGGACTGCGGCCAGTTCGGGTACACCAGTCAGCGATGTCTCGCTCGGCGTCTCGCTGGCCGACTCGTCTTTTCCCGACTCCTCGGACTCCTCTGCGAAGTAGGTCAGGACCTCGGCCGCTGGCATGTCCATGACCTGGTTGCGAGCGTCGTCATCGTTGATCTGCTCGCGCCGCTTCATGATGAAGATCAGGGCCCGGTAGTACGGGCTCGCGTCGTTCTTCGTGATGAAGGCGGCGATCAGCTCCCCGATCGACTTCCCGAACTGGTCGGAGATCCACATCTCCTCGTGGCCCGTGAGGGAGTCAGCGATCTCGCCGGCGGTCTTGGTGGTCTTGCTCATCAGATGCTCCTGTCCATGTTTGCCCGGACCTGCGTGATCGCCGAGAGGACAGCACGCTGGAGGTCGGGCTTTGCCTGCTCGAACGGGCGATCAAGGAAGTCCTTGAGCGCGACCGTCGGGGCCTGGGTGACCCAGACCTCGCTGTTACCGAAGACCGGGTGACGGAATGACCCGGAGCGGTTCATCCGCCGGATCGAGCGCCGACCTCGCGCCTGGATCCGGACGCCCGGGTTCGAGCCGACCGCGACCGAGGAAGTGAACCGAGTCGTCCGCAGCACGTCGGCCGCGAGACCGCCCCGGGTCGGGAGTGCTGGCAGGATCGCTGCTCGCATCTCCTTGCGGGTCACCTTGGTCTCGGCGGTCAGCTTCTTCCGAAGCTCCCGCTTGAGCCCCTTGCCCTGGTCGCCTGCCTCACGCAGCGCGTGAGACAGGCGGTCCAGACTGCCGAGCCCAGCGACCTCGATGTTCGCGGTCACGGTGGGACCTACGAGGTCGGGTAGGTGATGCCGCCCGAGCCGGTGTTCAGGAACTCGGCGGTGATCGTCGACGCCTCACCGATGTTCCCGTTCAGGCCGCTGTAGTTGAACAGCGAGCCGGTCATCAGGATCGCCGGGTTCGTCGCCGACCGGGCCGCGGAGGTCGGTCGGACCTCGACGACGATGCCGGTGCTCGAGGAGATCAGCGGCTGGAGGGTCGCGTGGACCTTGCCGGCGGCGAAGTCCTGGAAGAACCCGATGGTGATCTTGCCGTCACCGAGACCCTTGGCCCACTGCTTGACGACTGCGCCGAACGCGGTGATATCCACCGGGTCACGGTTGTCCTCGACCTGCACGGAGTTACCGTGGTCGGAGAGCGTGACGCCGTTGACGATCACGAGCGCGTCGGTCATTACGAAGATGGCCACGACGTCATCCCTTCTTCTTGGCCGGCTTGGCGCCGACTCGTTCGATGTGACCGCCCTGGATGAGGGCGGCTTCCTGCTCGACCGGCATCGCCAGGTCGACGTCGCTGCCCTGCTCGCCAGCAGCGAAGTTGTTGGACAGCACCCGGTAGGTGCGCGGCACGATCTCGAGGTGACCGGCGCCGATCTGGTCGGCCTCCTCGATCGCGGTGAGGTCGAGCTCGACGGGCTTCTCGCCGTGGAGGGCCTTCGCCCGTTCCGAGGTCGGCGCGTAGAGGTTCCCCATCACTGCACCGGGAAGAGCTGATAGGTCACCGTGGTGGTGAACGAGTGGGTGACGGTGACCAGGCCGGTCGAAGGGTCGACCATCTCGGGCCGGATCCAGATCACCTTCTCTGTGCCGTTGGCCACCGTGACCGTGTACTGGTTCGAGGTCAGCGAGTTCCCGGCGCGGGTCGTGCCGAAGTCCTTGATCGTCACCGTGTCGGACGAACCGCCAGCGTTGGTGATGACCAGGTACGCGCCACGCGAACCGAGGAGCGACTGGTCGATGGTGTCCGACGCGGAGACGGCGGCACCCGTTGATGCCACTCCCGCCACGACGGGTGTGATTGCGGCAAGAGCAGCCACGATTCCTCATTGGTTGGGTTGAGCGAGTTAGGTCAGGAAGTGCGGTCAGGTGCCCGAGGTCAGGACGGTGACGCTGAGCCGCGCGCCGGCGTACTCGGTGTTGCCGAACGTGTAGGTCGCGCCGTACTCGGCCATCGCGGTCACCGTCGCCTCGACCGTGTCGGCGTCGGTGCCGATCCCGAGGCTGCGGTTGTTCCAGATCGCCTGCCGCACCGAGGCATCCCCGGAGCCGGTGATGTAGGGATCCAGCGCGAGCTGCGCGAGACGGTCGTCCGAGCGGGAGACCAGGACGATCACGTCGAAGGTGTAGGAGTCGAAGCCCCGCGCGAAAGTCTTCGAGTACTCCGTCGCCCGGGGGACGACCAGGAACGCCGGGACGTTGACCGCCTCGGGCACGGTCTCGTAGCCGGTCAGTCCGGAGACCGCGGTCTCGATGGTGGCCTTGAGGGCGGTACGGATCTCCGAGAGCGAAGCCATCAGGCGACCAGGGCCTTATACCGCCGGTACTCCTGGAGGAGCTCGATGACCTGCGGGTCTTCCTTGCCGATCCGGACGGCACCGAACTCGCCGAACCCGGCGACCCCGAAGGGGGCGTCCTTGCGCTTGAAGAGCGCGGCAGCCTTGAGGATGCACGCCTGAGCGACATCGTCGGGGACCGCAGACCATCCGTGCTTCGCGGTCACCTGGAGCGTGCTGCGCCGCTCATGGGTGGTGAACTCCAGATCGCCGATCGCCTCGATGACCCAGAACGCGAAGGGCGTCCCCGCGGCCACGTCGGCGTTCAGTGGCCCGAGCTGGTAGTCGGTCGCCGCCCAGGTCTCGGACCAGGTGCCGTCGAGACCCGGGTCGGTCTTGACGATCAGCCCGGAGAGCGAGCCGATGTCGTCAACGTTGACCCGGGTCGTCGACCCGACCTTGTAGGAGTGAACCGTCTCCGCGGCGTCGAGCCAGAACTTCCGGCGGCAGTAGCCGTCGATCGCCCGGGAGGCCGCGTTGATCGCTCGCTCCAGGAGCACCGTGGGCAGGTTGGCGCCGCCGTCCTCCAGGTGACCCCGGAGCTCGAGCTCGGTGCAGTACCCGTTGACGACGGCCATGACTCACTCAGCCCTTCGAGGAAGCCTTGGGCTCCCGCTTCTTCGACGTCGCCTCGGCCTCGACCTTCGGCGTGTGGGACTTCCCGGCGCGGACCTTGCCCTGGTCCTCGTCAGCGAGCTCGTCGCTGATGCCGTAGGCCAGGACCAGCGCCTCGGGGTGACCGTCGGGAACGAGGTCGCCCTTCTCGGTACGCCAGAGGCGACCGGGCTCCCGTGCGCTCACGTCTGCGCCCCGACGACCGTCCAGGTCGCGGTCGAGGTGCCGTTGGTCGCGGTGCAGATGTACTCCTTCGCGTTGGTCGTGTCGACCAGGCGACCGCCGAGGGCGACCTGCCCCGCGAACTCGTTGGCCGACGGTGCGCCAGCCTTGGTGATGACGCGCTGGATGCCGTCGGACGGCATCACGTTGCCGCCAGAGATGATTCCCATTGGAACTCCTTTCGGGGAGACAGCAGCCGACCTCGACCAGAAGGTGAGGTCGGCTGCCGTCTAGGTGATCGGGTCAGATGCCGGTGACGGTGCAGAACGCCGCGGGGCGGTAGACCACGAAGGCGGCGCGCATGTCGGCGCGGAGCGCCTGCTTGCCCTCGATGAAGTAGGTCCCGTGGGAGTTGCTGACCTGGACCTCGACGCCGCGCCGGATGGCGAGCTCGGAGTAGTTCCCGAAGTCACCGACCAGGCCGGTGTTCAGGGTCTCGGCCTCAGACTGGACGACCTGGAGACCCCAGATCCGCTCCGGGCCGGCGTCCGAGGGGTTACCCCAGATGTAGA